TCCTCCATGATCGCCTTCACCTTGGCGATCCCTTCGTCCATCCAGCCGGCTTGCTTCAACGAAGCGAGGCCGGAGTCGACGCGCTGCGTGAGCTGCGCGAGGTTGCGCTGCTTCTCGCTCTCCGCCTTCTCGTCGGCGAGTTGCTTCTGAAGGTCGGCGATCTGCTTCGACACGCCCGCCACCGCGTCGTCGACCGGCTTGAGCATATCGTTGGTCGGGGTGGGAACGTTCGGATCCACTTCCTTGTGAAGCAGCTCCAGCCGCGCCTTGCGCTTGGGGTCGGCCGTGATGGCGGCGAGCACGCCCTTCAGGCGACGGGCTTCGAGGATCTCGGCTTCGTCGACTTCGACCTTCGGCATGACTTACTTCCCGCCCGTGTTGGTGCCGGCGTTCGCGACGTGCGACACGCCGAGGACGCCCGACTTCGCCTGCGCGGGCAGATGCGACTTACGACCGCCGATTTCGATCTCCTCCATGTTGACGCGCACGATCTGCTCATCGCTGGTCGGGATCGACTTGGCGGAGTTCTGGAAGATGTTTACGTTGCTCATGGTGTGCTCCTTTACCCGCCAAAGGCGGGGCTAGTACCCGTGCCCGCGCCGCGGCCGATCGACCGAGCGGGTTTCCATCATGGGATTCTTGCGTTCTCCCGGCGGCGGCGTCTTGCGATACGCGCGAGCTTCATCGGAAGTCTGATCGGTGCGGCAGGGATGCTCGGCGAGAGCATCCGCCATCGTGGTCTTGTTCTCGAAGATGGTCTCGCGGCTCATGCGGCAGCTTCCTGTCCCGGCGCTTGCCCGCCTGCGGCGGGTTGCGCCCGCTGCGCCATGATGGCCTGCATCTGCTGATTGTTCTGCGTGTTCTTCATCGCCATGTTGTCGATCTGGTTCTTCTCGGCGGCCGGCGTGACCGAACCTTGCGGCACGAACTTCGAGCCCTTCTTGATCATGTCCATGATGGCCATGCCCATCTCGGAGGTGGCTCCGGCCAGCGGGATCATCTCGCCAAGCTGCTTGAGGACGAGTCCCAACTTCTGCGCAGCCGCCGCCTCATAGCCGCGGTTCGGTGTCGGCCCCGTTGCCGGAGACGAACCGAACGGCGCCTGCTTGGCGGGAGGCTGTCCTGGCGCTGTCGGGAGGGACGGGGGGGCGCCAGGAGCAGAAGCTGGGATCGCATCCGGCATGATTACTTGCGACCGTGCCGGCGGCCCTTGCGGTTACGAACGATCATGGAGAGCCTCCATTTGCCACGCAGAATTGCGGGTGCGTCAGGGTCGGCTCTATTGACGCCCAAAACAATCACTGGTAATTGTGCGCTTAAGTGCTTTTTTATCCGTTTTGCGGAGTCTTCATGCCGGCAGCACAGCGCAATAAAAATTCACGCGAGCTTTACCTCAAGTACAACAGCCCGCGCCAACCGCCGGCCGACATTGAATTTCTCACTTCCCACGAGGTCGCCTACCTGCTTCGTGTCTCGCGCAAAGTCATCATGGAATACGCCGCGCGCAAGAAGAAACCCCTCCCCTCGATCCATCTCAGCAAGAGCGTCATCCGGTTCAGCCGCGAAGCCGTCATCCAGTGGGCCGCTTCCAACCAAGGGAAGTTTCAAAATGTATAGCTTGACAATCGCCTTCGGAGAGACACCCGCGATGTGGCGGCTGCTGTTCAAGACAGAACACGCTGCCCAAAACGCCTGTGTTGGGCTCATCGCAATTCCTAGCGTCAATATCGTCGACGACTTCGGACAGCAGTGCTCGCTGCTATCAGAACGAATTCTCGGCTGGATGCTCGAAGACCTCGATCAGTCCAAACAAGCAGGCGCCGAGATGATGTTGCACAACGCGCGCACGCAAGCGGTGGCGCAAACCATCGCCCGAACAGAACCCGCCTTGCGACAAGGAGGACAAGGACCAAGCGTGTTCGTGCCGAACAACAATGGGAGAATGAGCTAGCCCCGCTGACGCGGGGCTAACGCTTCCCTCCCCCATGCTTGAACGACTCCACAAGCAGCTCGGGGTGCTCCTTGAACAGCTTGGCCTGCTCGGCCTCATGCTTGCGGTTCTGCGCCTTCGCTTCCGCCTTGTTGGGCAGCGCCACGTTGTCGATCACGTACTCGGTCTGCACGATGCCGGTCTTGTGCGCCGCCATCACGAGCTGCGTGTTCTCGTCCGAGAAGATCGGACTGGAGCTGTGAGAGTCAACCGTCACGCGCCAGTCATCGGGGAGATCAGTCAGCAGGAACGAAGTCTCGTCTACGTCCTTCACGGCATCGTCGGCCTTGGTCCAGTATTTGTGCGGATCCTTGGCTTCCTTGATGCTGAGATCGAGGTCGGCGCACTCCGCACACTGCCGCTCCACCAGTAGGGCGCGGTCGCGCAGCGTCGGTGAGGCCATCTTCTGGATGAGGTTGGCGTGGTTGCCGGCCCGCACCCCGGACTCGCCCTGCCCCTGCATGATCTTCGGGAAGCCCGCCATCTCGTTGATCTGATTGATCAGGAACTCTACCAGCTGCAGCGCCTCCGGGGGAATCGCAGGCGTCAAGTCCTCCACCTTGCCGGACTGACCAAGGTTCACGTAGCCGGCCTGGCGGAACTGCGCGTATTGTTCATCCTGGATCGTGGTGTCGCCTGAAAACGCCAGTATCTTATCGATCTGCAGCCCAAACATGCGCTTGAGGTCGTCGCATATCCCGGACAAGAAGCCTTGCGATTCGATCAAGTCGATCAGCTCGCTACGACCCCAGAACCAGTTCGTCACCTCGTTCGGCTGGATCTTCCGGTACGGCTGCTTCTTGGGCACGCCCAGCAGGTTCGCCTTCTTGTGAATGGGGGCGATTAGAATGTCAGGCTCGACAATCTGGATGGTGGTGTAGTCCTCCTCATCCTTCACCCACAGCTCGTGAAACTCCACCGTCTCGGCGCCGATCACCGGACCCATGACAGCGTAGTTGGGATCGTTACCGATCTGAACGATACCGCCCGGCAAGGTGTTGGTGTTCACACCAGTCTGAAGCTGCGAGGTGGAGAGCACTTGATGGAACATGCTGGCAGGATCGGACACTACCGCGCCCTTGCGGGAATGCGTCTTGATCCGGTCGTAGAGCTTCTTCTTGTCGTCCAGATGCCAAATACGCCGCCAGATTTCCGGCATCGTTAAAGTAGACGTTTCGCACAGCACCTCCTGTTTGCTGAGATCGTTCTCATCCTCGCGGTACACCCCGAAATTCCACGGCATCACCAGCTTGCGCTCGTAGCTGGTATGCTCCTCCTTCGGAGGGCCGCTGGTCTCCGGCCACTGCTTGAGGATCGCAACACCGTATTTGAGGGAGTCGAACACGCCGCGCCCGAAGGTCGTATCGGTACTCGATAGCTCCCAGCTCCTCGTCAAGTGCCCCGCCACCACCTTGGCCTTCTCAAGGAAGTGCGCCGGCACCGGCTTCTCGAAGTCGATCGCGAAGCGAAGCTCCACAGGGCTGAACAGATGAGCTGCAGTACGATCAAGTATTTTATAGAGGAGGTTGATAAGGGACTTCTGCCCGTCATAACGTCCTGTCTCCGCCAGGATGCTCATCAGCCGGTAATAGTTGGACCGCGGCCCCGCGCTCACCCGGCACTGCTCGATCAGCTCCTTGGCGAGGTCGACGATCTCATTCTTGTTCGTGGGGACAGGGATCATCCGCGGCGCCTATAGCCGGGGTTCATCACCTCCGCGGCCGGCTGATCGCTGATCCCCGCGTAGTTGGTGGCGTTGGCGTGCTGTTCGCGCAACACCGTCTGGAACTTAGCTCCCGAATTGGCGAAGGGTCCTGCTTGGACGGCCGGACTATAAGACGCGCCGTTCTGCTGGAAGGGTGCATCAAGCGACTTCATCCCAAGGCGCGCAGCCGCCGCCCTCGCCTCGGTGTCCTTGGCTGAAATCTCAGCGTCGCGCCGGTCATTGAGATCGGTGATCTTCAACCCCGCCATCTCGGATACCGGCACACCAGCCGCTTCAGCCGCCGCGTGCGCCCTGAACTCCGATCCCTTCTCCATGTCCCGGTAGAGCTTGTCGTTGGCCTTTGACTTGGCGGAGAGGAACGCCGGGATCACGATGGCGGTGGCGTCCTCGTCGATCGAGGTGTCGAACCCACAAAGGGGGCACGCCTTGGGGTAGCCCTTAGTGGGCTCCCACGGGAACTTGCTGGCGCATTCAGGGCATTTTGCTGAGAACTTTGCCACGGCTACTCCGACGTTTGAAACACTTTACCTTGCGAAGGTAGTAAGACAGCACCCCACCGCTGATACCCCACTTAGCACAGATACCCTTGTACTTCATACCTAGAAGATAGTCGGCAACCGCGCCAACAATCGTCGCTCGTGGATAGACGTTCATGGCGGGTCTACCTGCCATAACGCCATCGCTGCCGGTTCACGTTGCGTGCCGCCGAGATGCGTTCCATGCGCTTGCCGGCAAAGAACTGTTCGAGGTTGTTCTGGTTGAAAAGCGTCACCTGGTCCACGATGCTAAGCCTGCGGCGAGCCGCCTCCGAGTCGCGCGTCATCTTCCTCACAATGAGGTCGCGTCTGATCTTGGTCTCCCAATAGTACGACGCCAGCGCCAAGGCTATCACCCTATCGTCCTTGTCGCTACCGGCAATTTTGTCGCCGTCCCGAGAGATCGACACCATCTCCTCGATCAGCTCCATCGACCTAACCCGAAGATTACCGTTGGAGGTGAAATCTCGCAACCGCTCCATAATTAGGATCTTGCGCTGGAGATCCGTTTTGAAATGTACATTGTGCCCTGGCCCAATCGCGTCGACGCGACTGTAGATGTACTGCGAAACGTTACGAAAAATATCACGCAAGCCCTTGGCGTCGAGTTTCTCGAACTGGTAACCGTTCTCGATCTGGAATTTCAGATCTTTGAGAGAGTTGAGGACGGCTTGGCCTGGACCGTTAAGCTCCAGTATATATCGCACCTGCCCTCTTCCAGCCCCGTACCAGCCCAGCAGGGACGCAATTGCCCAAGAGAGCTGGCGTGTCGTGACAAGAGGCCACGCATACTCTGCCACCTGATCGATTCCATCGGCGTAGCATCGAAGGACTTGTATAGCGCTTCGACAATTTTTCTCATTTTCGCCATAAGCCGGGTCGATTCCGATAACGTAGACGCCATCATGATCTGGTTCCTCCCAAACTTTCAGTTCCACCGACTTCATGTTGTCGGCCTTGAAAACCCGCATGTCGGCAAACTCAGCGCCGCAATGGTACATATATGTCTGGAAGTCGTCCGAGACGTACTTGTTGGTTAGATCCGTTAGGTTCTCGGACGCGAAGAAGGCGGAGCCCGTTTGCTGGAACGCTTCAGATTCCGTCCATGGCTGCTCTTGAATCTTCGTCGTGTCGCCATCGAACTCAGGATCAGCATCACCTAGACTTTGTGCCGCGGGATCCATCTTCCGACGAACCCAAGCAAGCTGCTCAACCGAAACGTCGAAATCGTACAGTTCCTTGACGTTCGAGATTTTCTCAGCCTCGCGAGGAGAAGGCGGTAGCGTTCCATAAAGGGCGAAATCGGGGTGCGACTGCTCGATCCGCTGGCTGTCTTTGCTCCACCACCCCAGGAAAATGCACTTGCAATGCGCTGTATCCAAGCGCGCATTTTTCCACATTACGTGCCACGAATTGAAGCCGCGCGCCGTGGACTCGTAGATGTAAAGGCGGTCAGGGTGCACCTCACTGTAGGCGTTCTCCAGCGCCACTACGCCAGTCGCGTTCGACCACGAGCACAGCTCCGAACAGTGGCTGACCGTCAAGTCGGTCGACCGGC